TGACTCTGAAGCGAGTGCTCTCCCCCGCCGGGCTGGTGTTCAGGATGTGAGACGGCCAGTCACTCCGAATCCCTCCCAATCCCTCCCAATCCGTACGGTATCGGATTTGGATGTGCCGGGTCGGGTAGGGTCTGGAAACCGTTTTAAAAATCAAGGTGACTGTTTGTTGCCTTCTGTTGTTGAGCCTAAATCTTTTTCTGATTCGCGTAGGCATAGGCGTAGGAGGGGGTCTAGGTGTAGGAGGAAGGATGTTTAGGGTCTGTGGATTCTAGTGTCTTTAGGAGAGAGTTGGCTGGGAGTTGGTCTGAGGCTTTTTTCCAGTCTGAGGTAATCCGGTTGGCTAAGGCTCTTGGGTGGGTTTATTACCATACTCACGATTCGCGGAGGAGTCCGGCTGGTTTTCCTGATTTGGTGCTGATGCATCGTGGGCAGGGTCGTGTGATTTATCGTGAGCTGAAGACTGAGCGGGGTCGTGTGACGGCTGCGCAGAGGGATTGGCTGGATGGTCTGGTCTTGTGTGGTGTTGATGCTGCTGTTTGGCGTCCGTCTGATTGGTTGAGCGGTCGTGTGAAGGCTGAGTTGTTGAAAGGGTGATTGGTGTGTTGGATGTTGCTGAGGTGCGTTGTGCTGAGTTGAGGATGGTGGCGCGTCATTCTCTTGAGCGGTTGTGTGTGGCGAATGTTTGTTCTGTGGATGGTGTTCCGATGAATGAGCCGCCTTTGTTGCAGCAGTTGTATGAGGCTCGTGTTCCGTCTGGTGAGTCTGGTGGCGGGGGCCGGGGTGAGTCTCGTACTCCGTTGGCGCTTGCTGTGGTAGATATGCTGGCCGCTATTGAGGGTGAGGCGCGTGGGCTTCTGGATGCGTTGGGTAAGTCTGTGAGGTTGCTGGGGGTCTTGACTATGGCCAGGCTGATTCAGCATGAGTTGCCTGACGTTGAGGATGCGGCGTTGTTGGAGCAGGTTGCGACTATGACTCGTTCGTGGTGTGTTCGGGTTGATGGGCTGCTGCATCCTGTGCGGAAGACACCGTTGGATAAGGATTGCCCGTCGTGTGGGTATGCTGTTTATTCGGTGTGGTCTGATGATGGGGATGGCCTGGTGCGCCGGTCTTGTCTTTCTGCTGTGTGGGATGGGGATAGGGTTGACCGTGTTGAGTGCGGCTATTGTGGGGCGTTCTGGGTGCGGCATGAGATGTGGGAGGTTATTTCGCCATCTGAGCGTGCGCACGCGCTGCATGTGTTGTCTGGGGTTGCGTGAGTAGGATGTGTGCACTACACTAGGGGCGCTCACTAGAAGTCTGCCTAGATGTAGGTAGGCAGGGTGTGCGTGGTTCGGATGCAGCGTTCAGTCATTGGCGTCAGTCGATGGGATGCGGGAGGCGGTTCTTATGGGCTGGGAGACTAGCAATCGTAAGAGCCGCCTTCCGTCTGACTGGGCTAGGATTCGCGCGGATGTGAAAGCGCGCGCGGCTGGTCGTTGCGAGCATGTGGACCGGACGGGCCGGTGCGTTCTACCTGGCACGGACTGTGACCACATTGTGCGCGGCGATGACCACTCGCTGGCTAACCTTCAGTGGCTATGCAAGAAGCATCACGCTATCAAGTCTTCGCGTGAAGGTGGTTCGGCACCGCGTAAGAAGAAAAAGCGAAAAAATAAGCTTGCAGGATGGAATAAAGAGAAGCATCCTGGTTATGCATAGAAGAGGGGAAATGATGCATAAACTTTCAATACCTTCAGAGGTACCCCAGGGGTTACCCCTCCCCCGCCCCCACCTAGCCCGCTTCGCGTATAGGCGCTAGGAATTTGTACGGGTTTTAGGTTTTTTCTAGATGCCAAAATGGTTAGTTATGCATTGTAGTGTATAGTCTGGGGGTGGTCGTGTGGGTACTCGCGGCCCTGTCCCGAAGCGGACTGAAAATCGTGTTCGGCGTAACAAATCTGAGACGGAGAATGTCTCTGTGGCGGGTGGCCGTAAGGTGACCATCCCGCGCATGAACGGGCAATGGTCGCCTGTGGCAAAGATGATGTGGCGCGCAGCGAAAGAATCGGGTCAGGCACGGTTCTATGAATCGACTGACTGGGCAACACTCTATTCCTTGTGTGACCAGATGACCTATGCGATGGCTCAGAAGAAACGCCCGGCTCAGCTTATACAAACCATATATTCAGAGCTTGGAAACCTTCTCTTTACGGAGGGTGCCCGCCGCCGCGTGCAGGTTGAATTGTTCCGCCCGGAGGAGGAGCAGAGTAGCAGCACGCAGTCGGAGGCAATGGAGCGATGGGGGAAGAAGTTCAAAGTCGTGTAGATGCGCTCGCGTCTGAGCAGCTGAAGCTGCCGCCGCGTGAGCGTATCCATCTGCTGCCCCCTGAGGTGCCGCCTCTGACTCTAGGGTGGGCCATTGCGGCGTGGATGATGGACAACCTCATTCAGCCTAACGGCCCAAACGCTGGGCAGCCTTTCGTGCCCACTGATGGGCAGGTAGAATTCCTGCTGCATTGGTATGCGGTGAATGAGAAAGGCGAATGGCTGTACACGCATGCGGCCCGGCGTCTCGCTAAAGGTTCCGGTAAATCTCCTTTCGCGGCGGCGTGTGCGCTCGCTGAGTTGTGTGGCCCGGTGAGGGTGAAGGAAATACGCAATGACATGTCTTTGCCGCCGTGGGAGCGTGTAGAGGGGCAGCCTATGAGTATGCCTCTCGTGCAGATTGCGGCTACATCTGAGGCTCAGACGCTTAACACGATGCGTATGATTCGGGCTTTCGCGGGTAAGCGCACGAAATTTGCGAAGAAGTACGGGCTGGACACGGGTAAAACTCAGATTGAGACCCCTGACGGCGGGATGCTGATGCAGATTACCGCCTCAGCGTCATCAGCTGAAGGTGCTGAAGCAAGCTTTGTGGTCGCGGATGAGACGGAGCACTGGCTGCCTGGTGGTGGCGGGCCGGCAATGGCGGAAACGCTGATGCAGAACCTTGTGAAAACCGGCGGGCGGATGATGGAGACATCGAACGCTTGGGTGCCGGGCGTGGGGTCTGTCGCCGAATCAACGTTTGACGATTGGTGCGCCCAGGAAGAGGGCAAGCTAATCCGTGAAACTAAAATCCTCTATGACGCACGCATAGCACCGCACAATACGGCCCTGACAGATAACCCTGAAAAGGGGCAGATTAGCCTCACTGAGGGCCTAGAATTCGTGTATGAGGATTGCTCTTGGGCGAACCTGAGAGCTATACGTGAACAGATTTGGAAACCGAGCTATCCCGTTTCGCGTGCCCGCAGGTTTTTCCTGAACCAGCCTAACGCGGTAGATACAGCCTGGATTACAGTTCAGGAATGGTCGATGCTGGCTGACCCGGCGCGGGAAGTTGCAGAGGGCGAAGAGGTTGTGTTGTTCTTTGACGGCTCCAAATCGAATGACCATACGGCGCTCGTGGGTTGTTGCATGTCCGATGGGCATATCTTCACAGTGGGTGTGTGGGCACCGGATGAAAACACCGGCGTGGTAGACGCTGAGGCCGTGGACGCAGCCGTGCGTGAAACGTTTGAGAAATACGAGGTCATGGCCTTCTATGCGGACGTGCGTGAGTGGGAATCATACGTGAAAAAGACCTGGCCAGACCTGTATAAGGAAGAGCTGATAATGTGGGCCGTCCAGAAAGGCAAGGCAGCGGCCCCCATTGCATGGGATATGCGCTCGCACGGGTACGAGTTCGCGGAGGCAGCAGAAATGTGCCACGCAGAAATCAAGGATGGCCAGTTCACGCATGACGGGAACTGGGAGACCTCAAAGCACATTGGGAATGCCCGCGCAACAGAATCACGTGGACGTATAACCATCAAGAAAGAGTCACCCAAGTCACCGAATAAGATTGATGCTGCTGTGTGCGTCATCGGCGCCCGCATGGTCTACCGTGCCGTGCTGGCCTCCGATAAGTGGGAAAAGCGAAACAACAAGTCAGACTTCATTGTTTGGTAGGAGGTGCCAGAATGTCCGTGGAAAAGCTCGCTAAAAAGCTCACGCCCCCAGCGAATTACGCCAAGTGGGAGGCTTACTATGGCGAGAAGCACAGGCTAGACGCTATAGGCATCTCTCTGCCGCCTGAAGCGCGCGTGTTAGAGCTGGTCGTGTCGTGGCCAGCGCTCGCGGTTGATGTGCTCGACGAAGTGCTGAACATTGAGGGGTTCGCGCTCGCGTCTGATGCGGAAGTCCCTAAAAAGCTCCGCTCATGGTGGGAGCGGAATAATATGGACACGCTCAGCTCCCAGATTCACACTGAAGCGCTGGTTCAAGGCTCCGCATTCATCGTGATTGGCGCGCTGGACGATAAGACCCCGCGTTTCACCGGGCACACTGCTAAAGAAATCGTGGTGGAAACGGATAGCACGGGCGAGGTTAGCGAAGCGCTACAGAAGTACCGCAGCGGCGGCAAAGACTACCTGGCGCACTACACGCCGGGCATGGTCAGCTACTACGAAGGCACAAGGTACGGCCATAGGCTCGTTGGTACCGGTGAGACAAACACGAAGCACATTCCTGTAGTGCCCGTGGTAAATAAAGGGCAGCTGAAGAGCAAAGGCACCAAGGGCGTATCTGAGATGAAAAGCATCGTAGGATACACTGACGCGGCCAGCCGCTCCATCACGAACCTTCAGGTGGCTCAGGAAATCCTGGCCATGCCCCAGCGGTACCTGTTCGGCGACGGGCTAGAGACGCTACGCGGCCCTGACGGTAAGCCTAAAACGAAGATAGAGGCGTACATGGGTCTGCTGTGGACAGGCCCGTCAGGCTCATCTGCTGGGCAGCTCCCCGGCGCTGACCTATCACAGATTATCAACAGCGTGAAGATGTACGCCCAGATGGTCAGCTCAGTAGCGGGCATCCCGCCATCATTCCTAGGAATATCAACAGATAACCCCGCCTCCGCTGAAGCAATGCGGGCCGCGAAAGAACGCCTCATCACAAAGGCAGAGCGGAAGCAATCAGCATTCGGCGATTCCTGGGAAAAAGCCATGCGGATAGCCCTAGAAATGTTTGGGCACCCAATCGACACAGCAGACACGCTAGAAGCGCTCTGGCGCGACCCTGCAACGCCTTCCCAGTCCGCCAAAGCAGCGAACCTGCTACAGGCCCAGGCACAAGGCATCATCACCGCCAAGACAGCCCGCGAAGGGCTGCCACTCACCCCAGAGCAGAGGGCATACGAAGACGCCCAGAACGCCGGCGGAGGGGAGCTATTCAAGGAGGTATTCGGGTAATGGCACCAGACCCCGTAAACGAGTCATTCCAGGCATACCTGGAAGCGCTCGCAGCAATGCAAAAAGCATTCCTGCGCGAGCTGTTCAGGCTCATACAGGCGGGGTTCAGGGTAGACACACCCGATGAGACCATAGAAGCCCTAGTTCCCGTACTGCTTCAGATTGTGCGCGAATGGCGGGGCCGCACCCATGACCGTACAAGCCGGTTCCTGACGCAGCAAGCACGAATAGCCGGGGGCGGCACACCAGACATAGCAGCTGATGCCGTAGGGTACAGCGAGCAAGGTCTACGAACTGTACTCGCATCAAAAATGCGGGCAAACCCAACAGAAACATGGGTTGCACTGGCTGGGCCGCTCTACAGGGCCGTAAACAATGTAGCGAGAGAAACCATCATCGCGTCCTCAGAAATCACTGTGCAGCAGCACCCGGCAGCATTCCCTGAAGTACAGGTTGAAAACGTGAAAGCGCTCGCTGATGAGGTGGGCGTGAAGGATTTCGACGCGGAAGATGCGTGGGATGCTCTGGCACTGTATGCGGATGAGGCAGAAGCGCGGGTGAAGCTGGATGAGCTACGCCCAGACGATGCTGAAGAACGCAGTGAATGGCAGGGCATAGAGTCGCGTGAAGGGGTGTATGAGCGGATTCTCACCGGGGATGTGGATGAGAAAGGCCGCCGGCGGAAGCCTTTTGCGTGGGCGCGGGTACTTGTGGGTGCTCAGAACTGCCATTTCTGCATTATGCTTGCCTCACGCGGGCCGGTATATGCGTCCAAGGAATCGGCGATGTTTACGGCGCCTGTCTCTCATGCGAAGGGGGCTAAGAAGAAGGCCCCTATCTCTAGGCTGAGGGCTGATATTGACCGGGCGAAGAAGGCTCAGCGATTCCATGATTTCTGTGATTGCGAGATAGTTCCGGTGTTCGATAGGAGCGACTGGCCGGGTAAGGAGCAGTACGAAGCTGCTAAAACGCTGTGGGATGCTGCTACGGTAGAGGCTGAGAAACGCACTGAGTATGCGCGTGAGCGGGCGAAAGCAATAGCGGAAGCCACAGGGCGTAAGCCTCAGCGTGTGCAGCGCACAGACCCCGCCAGCGTGCTCAAAGAGTACTCGCACGCTCTCAAGACGCGTGGATGGGCGATAGACTTTGACCCTCTAAAGCCACGTGATGAGAAGGACACGGGGTGGGTGTACAAGAACTGGCAATTTCCGTACCCCACGACAGAGCCACCTATCCCCCGCGGGCAGACTGTCCGTTATAAACTCACGGATAAGGACAAGCGGCACATCTGGGAAGGTGAAGAAA